GGTGTTCCTGTCCCCGGTGTTCCTGTCCCCGGTGTTCCTGTCCCCGGTGTTACTGTCCCCGGTGTTCCTGTCCCCGGTGTTACTGTCCCCGGTGTTACTGTACCCGGTGTTCCTGTCCCCGGTGTTTGCTAATCCTGTATTTTCTTCACCGGTATTGAGGATACCGTAAAGAGAAATTTTTTCAGGAGTAAAGAGGGATAAGAATTCTACAGGATTACCGAATCTGGAAGAAACCCAGTCCAGGTTATCTTTGATTACTTCCAGGAGATCATCTTCAGTGTCAGATTGCATAACACGTGACATTTGTCCGTTACACGCGTCTTTGTCTTTAAGCATTTCAATTGCTCTTTCCTTTATCAGGAGAAAATTATTTTCCATATATTTATGTTGGTTTATGAAGTTTTTGAAGGCCTGGTATTCAGGCATCAGGCTTTTTTGTTTTTAGAAAGGAAGAGTTAGTGCATGTCGCTTTTAGACAAATAGATATTCAAAAAGGCTTTCAAGTTCATTTTGAATATCTATACCAACTCTTCCTTTCTTGTTATTTAATATTCCCGATTGTTTCATCAGGATCATCATCTACTATGTGCGGAACATCGCACGGCTGAAGTTCTCTGTACTTCATCGTAAAGATTGAATAGTGACACCTGCAGTATTCTCTGATGCTCTACCTTTTACGTCCTGGTCCGGATTCCAGGTGCAGGATTTAATCCGGATGCTTTTTCGTTTGATATGGCGTTTTTCTAAAACAACTCATAATAAAGTGCCGGTCTTTCCCGGCCGCCACAAGATTTGATCATTTCGGCTCTTGATATCCTGCACGTGTCTTCACCCACGGGGTGGTAGCTTTATCTTTACTCCATTACGAGCATTGAGTTTCGATTGGCTACTAATCGTCTGGCCCCTACCAGCTTAACAGGAGCATTTGCATTACTATGACTAAGGTTGCCTTCCTGAAAGTTTCTGATACTTACAAACAGCATGCTTTTGCGTGTCATGCCACGGCTGCACTGCAGCTTTGTCATTTATTTCGACCGATTCAGGGCGAAAGGTGAGCACTAACCCGGTTCATCACCTCAATAAACATATTCGGGGTTGGAGGGCAAGAAGGGAATCGAACCCATGTATCCTGATCTGCAATCAGGTGCCTAACCACTCGGCCACCCGCCCATTTGCCGGCAGACCTTCCGGCGATTTGTTTTTTCAGAAAATTCAACTTACCTGTTAATGAATGATGTTTCTGTCTCGTGGTCTGTAGAATTGCTATTTCATATAATAATCGGCTTGTGCCGTCCTCCTCAGATTAATCGCCAGCTCCTAAAAAGGAGCCGGCTTCACCCTTAAATTCCACGTTATGAAAAACTGATACAAAAAGATTGCTGGGCAAGATTGGTTACTTGCATGAAAAGCAATAGAGGGGCGCTTTAGCCAGTTGAGGGGGAGTATCCCTGCCTAAACAGTAAGGAAATTCATCCTCTTTCAGTCTGATTAGATTCCTACCCGCTGTAAACTATTCGCTGCTTAATGCTTATCAGCGCCATCCTTGTACTTCAGATGACCCCGCGTCTTATTCCGCCACCTGCAATATTTTAATTCAAAGAACTATTTGTGTTTAAATTCAGTGATCGATATCACCGAATAAGGCGCGCAATATGGCTCTCGTTAGATAACTTGTCTTCTAGCCTTGTGGGCATTCCTGCGCCTCCAGGAACTTTTCACGATCACGATTAACTTCGTCGTTATCCCATCCGTTTTGCGGTAACATGTCTGAGTACCATTCTATAGATAGCACCTCTCCATCTTCTCGGTTTGTGGCAGTCCATTTCTCGCCATTGAATTGTGCCACTTCCGCCCCATACGAGCAATAAGGAGTTTTCACTAAACAGAACTTATGTTGAGGTGGCGGAATTGAAATATGTGTCCATTCAATCATATAGAGTGTTTTAATATTTATGCCTACAAAAAATATGATTGCCATGTTCCACTCTTGCGCTGCAGACTCTTATACAAGAACATGAGCAATCAATAAGAAGTAGAAACTACCCGGAGGAAAACCTAGTGCGGTATTCTTTGTGTAGGATAACGGACATTCCACTATCCAGCGAATAGTCTCTAATAGTTATATTAAGTCAAAGAACTTTTGATGTATTATATTACTTTCTGAAGTGCCGAAGAATAAACGGAGTGATCAACAATACAAGAAACAATAATGCTCCAGTGACACGGAGCGCAGCGTCGCGCATGTTGATATTGTGAATTTTCCGTTGTATCTGTTCGCGCTTCATAGTGAATTATTTTACATCGTGATTTGAATATTGATTCAGCGATTTCCGGATCATACCCTCCTGGAAGCATTTCGGTGAAATCTGATTGTAAGTCAGGGATGAACTCAATAATAATCTTCCTGTACTTTATCAGTTCAGCTATTAGGTTACGAGCTTCTTCTTTTCCATGATAATAGTGCTCTACTATCTCTCTTTCTCTTGTTGCCCGTATAACTCCTTTCATGACATCTCATGAGCTATCTCGTGTAGCATTTCTTCAATGCTAACAGAACGATTGTGATACAGAATATTAGGCTCATTGCATTCTGGTTTTGAGCGTGATTCAATTCCTGCCACTCTTGCCTGTAACATTAGTGTAACGAATAATCCTGCTGAGAACACTAATGCGATACCTAAATAGATCATGATATGTGTTTTATATAAATAAATGATGATCGTTGATGTCAATCCACTTTGACCGCTTCCTGAACAACTTTCTTACTGCTCTCCAACCTTCGCTTAGCCAAAATGTTGTTGCTATCCAGGCAACTGCCAATGTGAGCATGATCATCTCAAATAAGAACTTCCAAGGAGTAAGTATTGCCAGTAGAACTACTACGGATATCCCTCCGATCAGAATCCAGAGCAAATCCAGTATATTATTGATTAGATGTATCATGATTGTCAGTTTGTTTTTTCGCACAAATGTCACACTGGTCAGTGCATGGTCCCATTTTCCGTATCTCATCACCCCAACAATAGAATGTCTTTACTTCCGGTTCCGGGATAAGTCCGCGCTCAATGAGGTACGTTTCAATGCTTTCTGGTGTAATAAAGCCGAACGTTTCTAATGCTTTTTTAGTCGCCTCTGCTTCAAGGCGTACTGCTATACCGGCAGACAGCAATTCATCCTGTATGCAATAGCCCCATTTTTCATAGTAAGATTTGATCTTACCTTTTTTCTTGTATTGGCTGTAAGCATAAGGGTTATTAACGCTTGCCATTTCTTCCGCCACCTCTCGTACGTGCTCTTGATAAGTCATTGTGATCAGTTTAACGATTATCCCGGTTATGGAAGCTTCTATATCGTAATCTTCTTTTTGAAGGAAACATCATAACACATATCCACACTATAGCCATTATCCAAAGCGGAATTAAGTATATCATTTCAGTGAGTTTTTATTACTGTCATCGAATACGATAGCAGCACTCCCCTGATAAGTGTTTACTACCATCTTAATTACTTCTTCGGCAATTGGAGATAACGTTTCAACGAAAAGTGACATGCCATGCAGTCCCACTTCATGATCGAATCGAATATCAAGCAGGTTGTATTTCCCTTCATATGCAGCAATACGCGCAGTTGCAGTGCGGTATGAAGGACTTAATATCTTAATCTTGAAGTCCTTTTCACCACAAACAGAATGAGTGCTGATAATAGTGAATGTGAATCCAGAATGAGTTAGTGTAATTGTAGTGTTTGACATAACGTTTGTATTGAATGGAATAAAAAAATGAACATCTTGCAGACCGCTACTGCGAACCCATGAACCGCAATCATCATAAGCGTACCGGAGAATGCCAGCAAAACAATGCAGCACAACCACGGTACGAAACCCCGGATCACTTTGCAAAGGCTTTATAGTCAGCCTTGCAAATAGCATCCACACCTGTGATTTGTATGCAGTAATGATTGCCACATGTAAGATCTGCAGCATGTAAGAGCAGGTCTGATTGATTCGGATATGAATACCTGGTAGACCATACAAAGGAACCAACGCGCCCAACACCGCAAGAATCGGTATATCTGTAGGATACATAGAAGAAGCGGTCAGTAGAAACGCTCTCCTTTGCAAGAATTCTATGAAATGTATATACCGGCTTCCAGACAGAGAATACCTGAGCTGATATGTTAGAAATTGAGAAAAGCAGAATCAGAGAAAGAATAATGCGGTTCATCGTTAAGTGTATAAAGAGGTGAAAGAAATTAACCGTTAATCCATTGATTGCCGCGGAAATATCCAGGATTACCACTCCTTACCGTTTCATATGCACTCCTTAGGCTCTTATCGGACATGGGATGCGGATCTTTCCCATATTGGTAAAACGTGGTTCTATATTTATAACCGGTATACAGAGATTCTTCATCCTGTCGCTGCTCAATTGTGTAAAAACCGTCTTGAACTTGAATTGTCCTTGCGAGACCATCATTGCTTAATGTGACCCGGATTAAATAATCATTACCAGTGAGTTTCATGATCGTGGATTTATAACGTGTTAAGAAATGTGCGGATCTTGGTTGCGGTGGTTGGCTTTACGCCCATGCCAGCTTTTGCTTTTGCGATAGTATCTTTTGACACCTTAGTGAGTCTTACGGCCCGTTTCATCTTCCCAAATCCTAGTACTGCCGTTGATAATTTCTCGATCTCATCAATACTCAATTTCTCAGTTGCTGGTGCTTCATTATCGTTTTTCAGTACATTTGCTTCGCTATTCATATCGCTATCGTATTTGCTGATTCAAATGTATGTCGGAAAAATCAGACAAACAAGAATAATGTCGGAAAAATCAGAATTTTAGAAATAACACAACTAAACCCATGTTTTATTAGATGGATTTCAAAAATGAATTGAAGTATCTTGTTAAATGTGTAAAAGAAGCGTCAAAGAAAAATGGAGCCCCATTAAGAAATGAGGATATAGCAATGCGCTTGGGGAAAACGAGAACCTATTTGTCGGATTTAATAGGGCCTAATAGTAAGGCAGAGGTAACAGAAACCCATGTTATTGTGTTTAAAGAGAAATTCAAGGCTGAATTAGCAGATGGTTATGTCCCGCAAATAGATGATAATCTAAATCCAGAGCGGGCATTAATGATAGCTATGATAGAGGATTATATTGACTGGAAGGCTGCTGTGACTGGGGTTCCTCCTGAAAAGGTGAAAGAATTATTAAAGAAAAAATCCAACGGAGCTTTAGCTCGTCTTCATTCCTGGTTACCCGGGAAGCAGCCGTAATGGGCTTGCCTTTCTTTGTTTTTTTTACGTTCTTTTTCATGCTGTGGTAGTTATAAAGTAATACTGCAATAATATGGCATCACCGCGCAGCGATAGTGCGTAGCAAAAAAATAGTTAGGTGAAAATGAAGGTGTTAGTGAAGGAATATCCTGTATAGGGCGGCTTAACTTAACACGTTTTCATAGATTGTTTTGATTCTGCAATGATAGAAAAATGGACACAATAATTGGTTAACCATTTGTTATTCCATATAAGAGTTTTAGGATTAAAGCGAAATGCAAATCATAAATTATTGACATATTGGCCTAATAAATATAACCAGTACCAACGCAGATAGGTTGCATTGTGATAAAATTAAAGTTGTAACACCAAAACTTAACACATGAAAAGAATGTTTTTTATATTTCTAATCACTCCGACCCCATTAATTGCCCAAAATCTTCGATGCTTAACCGCCCCTTCGTACAGTATGATTAAGAATGGAGGATCATTGATTAAAATAAATAAATCAATATCAGTTTGTTTTAATGATTATTACTTTAGCTTCTATACGCCACTTTCTGGCACCCGGACTTTTCGAATAACAAATAATAGTATCGATACATTGGAATCTGGATATGTTCGTCAACGATTCATGAATGATGAGAATGAAACGAATATGAAAGGGGATTATAACATTGAGATTGATTACGAAAAGAAGAAAACGGTAGTGATAAGTTTTACAAAATTCGGAGAGGCATACATTGTACAGGTTCCAGTTTTTGCGGGTAGCGTAGAGCAGAATCAAAGTAAATATAATCCCATTAAAAAGGCGATATCAGAAAGAATAAAAGAGGATACAACATTCTATCCGAATTATGTAAAAAATCCACAACTAAAGCACATCACTGCTAAGTCAGATATTGATATTGAAGATTATATAAGACAAAACGTGAAATGGACATCAATGCAACAGGACGCAGGGTTTGTCGGTAAAGCAGATTTTATTTTTACAATAGATACATCTGGATATGTCAAGAATGTTGAACCAAATAAAGGGCAAAGTGCAATCAATCTTTCTGCCTTTCCGGCTGGCAGTAAGCCAGATTTAATATTTGATACTGTCGCGCTTGTATTAAGAAACATGCCGAAATGGAGTAAGCCACATGATAAGAATGGGAATCCAAAGATAGAACAGTGTGTGATTCATTTAGATCTTAACGCCAAATAATAACTACAGCCCAGCAACCTTAGAGGTATTTGTTGTGCTTCCATTAATTGAAAAATAATATAATATTTCACATGAAAAAACTACTACTTGGGGCAATGGCCCTGCTGGCATTCAACGCGGCAATTGTTCTAACCCAGATGAGCTGCGGCAAGGATGCCAGCGCCCAGACAAACGTTACTCCTGGGCAAATAAACAAAATATTATATATTAAAACAGTGGGGTTATCTGTCCCTGGAGGCATCCATTCAGAACTTTGGATGTGCAACTATGACGGAACCGGGCACGTGAAGATCCCCGTTACAATGCCGGCTAATGCCGGAGTAATAGAAGCCAGGTTATCCCCGGACGGGAAGACTATCTTCTTCAGAGAACAGAATTACCCTAAAGATGCAGATGGGGATGGTAACTCAATCTACAAGTGTTCAATAGACGGTACCGGTTTAGTGAAGTTATTTGGTTCAGATCAAAGTGATAATATAGCAAGCCTCCAGGGAGCGTATTAACAACCATTTCATAGGCCCGGCAACAACCGGGCTTTTCTATATGATATACTTTCAAAAGTTATCATATGTTCTATATTGATCGTATTTTCAATAATATTTGAAAATACAAAAAGTTCTGTACCTTTGAGAAGAATCGAAGGTTATGGACAAACTATTGCATCTGACCATCTGTTTCGGTCTTATCTCTATACTTATGATTGTTCTTGTGAAGAAGGTATATCCTTACTTCCATGCTCCTTATTACTTAACCCCCGCAACAATAGCTCTCGCCATCCTGGTATTCGTAGTTATCACATATTATAAAATAATAGATTAATGGCTGCGCCTAAAGGAAATAGCTTTTGGAAGCTTCGTAGTAGGCATGGACGAGAGAAAATATTCGCGACTCCTGAGATACTATGGGATGCCGCTTGCGAATACTTCGAGGCATGTGTCAAAAATCCTATAATCAAAGTAGAGTGGGTTGGCGGAATGGCAAAGAGGGTAAATAGACCAATTGACCGGCCTTTTACCCTTACTGGAATGTGTGTCTTCCTGGACGTAAACAGTAAGTACTTCATTGAACTGAAGGAAAGAGAAAAAGACAGCGATAATGGTTTTACGGAGGTCATTACGCGCATAGAGGAGACAATCTACTCTCAGAAGTTCTCTGGAGCTGCTGCGGGTATCTTTAACGCGAACATCATCGCCCGAGATCTCGGGCTGGCAGACAAGAAAGATATCACAGAACGCACTATACATGTTGAAGTAGAGGAGGATGAATGAAGGTAGTACTACCACCGTGGAAAAAGACGATTAATGAGACGTTCATTCCGTTAATCAAGAATACAGATCGTTACTTGATTTGCTATGGAGGGAGAGGTAGTTCAAAGTCGGTATTTGCCGCAAAGAAATTGATATGGAGGTGTTTATGTGCGCCGTATTTCCGGTACATCCTCTATAGGAAGACATACAACACGATTAAAGACAGCCAGTACCAGACGATAAAGGATATAGTGTATGAATGGGGACTACAGGATCTGTTCACGTTCAACACCTCTCCAATGGAGATTAGATGTTACAACGGGAACAAGTTCATGTGCCGGGGTGGAGATGATCCTAAAAAGCTAAAATCAATAAAGGACCCAACCGGTGTATGGTATGAAGAAGAAATACCGCCAGAGGGGGATTTCATTACGATAACAACAAGTATAAGGACGCAAAAGGCGGATTACCTGCAAGAGATATTCACGATTAATCCAGAGGTGGAGGGGGATTATACCCTACACTGGTTTTGGAAAAGGTTCTTTGAAGGAAAAGAGGAAGATAGTTTCAGTGCTCGCACCTTGATCGAAATAGGGGAAGGTAAGAGCTTTGAAACTACCTACACGGTGCATCATAGTACGTACCTGGATAACCGGTGGATACCGGATAGCTTCATTGCCCAGCTGTTAGAGTTAGCAAAGAACAATCCATACTACTATACCATCTATGCACTTGGCAAGTGGGGGAATAGGGCATCTACAGGGCAGTTTTATAAGCTTTTTAGCGTCGCCAGGAACGTAGTAGAGAACAAGCTGGTAAATGGTAGGCCAAGGCTTTATAAGCCGGATTTGCCCCTCCATATCACGTTTGACTTCAATGTCAACCCTTTCGTTACACTGAATGTCTGGCAGATAGAAGGGAAGAAGGCTACCCAGATTGATGAGATCTGCTTGCCAACCCCAAACAACCGGACTACGAAAGCATGCCAGGAATTTGTGAGGAGATATGCCAATCATGTAGGAGGGCTGTTTATTTATGGGGACCCTGCCGGCCGGCATGAGGACACCAGGACGGAAAAAGGGTATAACGATTATGTAGCCATCAGGAACGAACTGAAAGAATTTAGGCCATCAGAGAGAGTTGCCAACGTTGCCCCGCCTGTTGTTATGAGGGGAAATTTCATCAATACAATTTTCGATGCCGGCTACCTACAGATTGAAATATGGATAGGAAGCAATTGTCCCAAAGCTCTTGCTGATTACCAGTTTTTGAAGGAAGCAAGCGATGGGACTAAGGCGAAAGAGAAATGGAAGAACGAAATCACGGGTGTTACGGAAGAGAAATATGGGCATAGTTCAGATGCCAACGATTATCTGATCTGCCAGGTTTTTTCAACCGAATTCACCACATACCAGAGAGGACCGGTGAAGACAAAGGTCACATTAGGACGGAATGTAGTAAAGAGTTCTTATTAATACTTTTTTGCGTTTCCGTTCGGCGGACGATTCGCATTTCTCGCTTAAAAAACATCATTATGGCAGTGCTGAAGATCTGTGATAGTTTTTGCAACGATCGAATAGGGCCAAAATGCTTTGACCTCCTGTTCGATACTTATGGCGCTCCTGAAGTCATTACAACAGGAGAGGATCTGATGAATGGGATGTCCCGGCTGAAATTCAAGATAAGCGGAGTAGAAGAAAACGATGAGGTAGATATCAGATTCACGGAAAAGGGAGATGGAATTATCGAAATGGGACCGCCTGTATTGATCTTGAAAGGAGATAATTACAAACCTGTTTATCTAAGCGGTAAATAATGTGTAACAAACAACATCATACGACAATGATATCAGCTCAGGCGCAAGCATTGAGTCTGCACCGGGATCGCGGTACCCCTCTTTGCAAAATGAGAATCTATGAGTGTGATAAGTGTGGATGCTGGCATGTAACCAGAATGACAAGAGAACATTTTAAACGTAAACACAGATGATATATATCGCTATGGCATGCATGCTGCTCATTTTAATTGTACCATTTATTCTTTTGCCATTTAGAAGTGAAGAATCGCTGCAAGAATCGATCGATGCCAGGATGAATCATGCAATAGCTATTGATGAATTTAAGACTATTGCAAATAAAGAATTTAAAACACAAGTAAATATGGTGCAAAAATATATATACGCCACTGGGATAAACCCCGTTGGCATTGTAACATATGAAAATGATATAAGTCTTCCCTTATGTAAGGCTGAGCGTAGGCAAATTGAAGGGGAGATTACCATACCACCTGTCCGTATAGCAGAAGCTCAAAAGGAAGATGAGGGGAAGTGCCCTAAATGCAAAGTAGGAATAATGAGGGTGTATTTTGACGAAACAGGAGGAGCTACTTGCGATAAATGCCGTAATACAACAAGGGGAAGATATTAATACAAAAACATGAGTTATCTCGTATTGAACGATTACAATAGGCTCATACAAAGTGTCAACTTGGCCCAGGTAACAACGTCGGATAATGCCGTATTAACAGCTGCAGCCGATACTGCCCAGGCGGAAGCGATCAGTTACCTAGTACAGAAGTACGATGTGACGGCAGAGTTTACAGATACAGCACCATGGAGCCCGGCAATCGCTTACAAGGCCGGTACCAGGGCCACTATTGATTTCCCTGCTTACGTTACTACGATAGCTTATATCGTTGGCAATGTTTGTACACAAGCAGGAAAAGGATATTCATGCACCGAAAATACTACCGGGGCATTCGACCCGACGAAATGGACAGAGATAGGGAATGTGAATGATATCTACTTTGCAAAGCTGCCAGATAACCAGTTTTTTTTGTACAAAAATTACAATGTTGGAGACTTGGTATTCTGGAAGAACAACATTTACACCTGCAAGATCAAGACACCACAACTTACACATGAAGCGGCCTTGGAATTTGGTACATACGAGAAAATACCGCCACCAAATGTATTTCCAGATGATGTTGCAAATGGTGTAAAGTATTGGGGATCTCCTACCGCTTATGCGGTTACTGCCGGCACATTGCCAACGAATACCGCGTACTGGACAAAAGGAGACAACCGTGATCAGCAGATGCTGATTTACTTACTCGATATAGCCCTGTATCATGCACACACCAGGATAGCTGCAAAGAATGTTCCTGAACGGATTATGTTCCGTTACATGGGCCGGCCGGAAGATGCTGCAATCAAAGACGGGAAAACCACTTTCCCATCTTACAGCGCATTAGGATGGTTGCAGGCATGCGCATTGGGCCATGTAACACCGGCATTGCCACTTAAGCAACCGAAGCAAGGTAGCCGCCTCAGATGGGGTGGGAATGTAAAAACGACAAACTTTTATTGATATGCCATACCCAGTAGGTAATTGCGAAGAGTTCAATCAACTCAAACATGACACAGAATCGATTCGGCAAATGACCGATGAGTATCTGCTTAAGATATTTGAGGCAGTGAAGAGTGAGATAGTTAAGCGTAAGTTGATCATCCCTCAAATCAAAGCAAAGTTTGAAGGAGCATTTGGGGTGGATCAGAATAGCAGAACCCCGGCACAATGGCGCAAGCTAGTAAAAAAATATGGTATAGATGCGGTTGTCCAACTTGAAAGTATGACTATGGAAGAGGTAACAAATCGGTGTACGGAATCATTCAGTAAATCCCTGTGCCGGTCCTTAAAGAAAACAAGACATTAACATGAACCTTATACAACAGGTAAAGAACTTCTTATTTACGCCGAATAACATGCCAGGCAAACCAACTGGTGATGGAAGGCGCAACCTTTCCAGTATAATATCCCCGGTACAGCTACAGCGTATACGTCAGGATTTTCAAAGTTGGAGGGAAGCGGTAAGTGAGGCGGAATTAGCATGGTATCCACAGCGTGTAAAGATGCAACGAATATTTGTTGATACAGTATTGAATGGACATGTCGAATCTTGTATGGAACTCAGGAAAGATCTAACCAAGTTGCGTGAGTTCAAGTTATGTGACCAGAATGGCAAGGAGAATGAGGATGTTACTAAACTGTTCAAGCAGAAGATATGGTTTTCTAATTTTGTTGGATATGCTCTGGATGCGCAAGCATATGGCTATACGCTTATAAAATTAGATGATATCGTTCAAGACGCCTTCCCTAAACTATCTATAATTCGCAGGTGGAATGTTTCGCCAGATCGATATAATGTAACCGTGTTTGTTTACTCTCTCACAGGTGTCGACTTCCGTGAATATCCTTACAGACCATGGCATGTTTATGTACCTACTCCAAGTGATCACGGTGTAAGCCCTTGCGGTTATGGTTATCTGTATAAAGTTGCTCTGTATGAGATTGTCTGTCGAAACCTGCTTGGCCAAAATGTAACTTTTACGGAATTGTATTCCCAGCCGTATCGTGTAGGTAAAACTCCAAAGACAGAAGAAACTGAAAGAGAAGATATGTCTAATGCTCTCAGTAGTATGGGTTCTAATGGCTGGGCAGTGATTGACACAGATGAGGTTATTGAGTTCATCGAGACGAACCTTGGCGGTACCGGTTGGCAGGGATATGAGAATCTTGAGAAGCGATGTGAGGCAAAGATAAGTAAGATCATTCTGGGGCATGCAGATGCTTTAGACAGCATTCCAGGTAAACTGGGTAACGATGGAGAAGAAAGCCCAGCAGAAAAGGCTAAAAAGGCCAAACAAGCAAAGGATAGTAAGTTCATTGAAGCGCTGGTTAATGAAGAACTTATTCCCCGGATGCGGGAAATGGGTGTCAATATACCAGATGAATTACACTTTGAGTATAAGAACGATGATGAGAAGGAAGAGGTAAGAAAGAAAGAAGATAAAAGCAACTTAGCTACTGCCACTATCGCAAAGACAATGAAAGATGCCGGCATGGAGATGGATGCCGCATACTTCAGCGAACGAACAGGCATCCCGGCAAAGAAAATTGAGACACCTGTAATAGTTGCCAGCAAAACCCCTAATGATGATTCTCAAAAAGAAGATGATATGGAAGAGGGGCCGAATGAAGATGATTTGCCAGTAAATACGAAACTGACAGAAAAGACAAAAAACAAACTGAAGGCATTGTACTCTCATAAACATATTCATTAATGCCATTATCCGAATACCAGGTAAATAGGTTGCTTAAAGGCGTGTACCGTGGGAGATATTCCACTAAAGTATTGCCAGTAGGCTACTATCGAGAGACTGCCGGAGATATGCTGTCGGCAGTTAAAAAGGGATTCGGTGTTCGCAATCTAAAGTCTACTTCTAAGTATTTTGGTGTAGTATCTGAACTGTCAGATAATGTTCACATGTTCTCTGCAGCGAAGACTTACCATATGGTGCGTGAACTGGAAGAGGTAAAGAAACTAACAACCAACTACAAAGAGTATAAAGAATACGCCAGCCAGGTGTATGATAAGTATACAACTACATGGAAGGCTGCAGAAGTAGACACCACCTTAGCAACGGCACAACAAATCAAGAAATGGGAACAGATACAGAATGATATAGACGTTTTGCCATACCTCCGGTATTCTGCTGTAATTGGAGCATGTCCAATCTGCGGCCCGATGAATGGAATTGTCCAGCCGGCAGATAGCTCTTTCTGGGCAAGATATTATCCGCCTAATCATTACTCCTGCTTATGCTTGGCCGTTCAAGAGTCAGCGGACACAAAATTAACATCAAGTAAAAGAGTGGATGCGGTTGACGTAGAAGCATCTGCAAAGATGTCTCCTGTCTTCCTCACTAATGCAGGGCAAACAAGACAGATATTCAATGCTGATCATCCATACTTCGAAGTAGCACGTGGAGATAAGAGATTAGCGAAAAGGAACTTTGATTTACCTATCCCTGAACTTCAATAAATGGCAAATAAATTCAAACTGGATCTTGTTCTTAAGAACTTCAAGCGCAGTGAAGGTGCGATGATTACAGAGATTGCCGGATATGCAAAGAAGTTCTATCTGCAGTCATTTGACAAGCAGGGATGGGGAGGTAAGCAATGGAAACAGGTAAGAAGACGGATACCAGGAACTCCGGAATATGAATATCCAAAAAAGAAAGGAACTGCCAGGCGGAGGAAACCCATATTGGTTGGTAAAGGGGTATTACGCCGGGCAGTCAACAATTCTGTAAAGAGCAAGAGTAGTTCAATGATTAAGTTTCAGGTAGATGTTCCATACGCAGATATTCATAATACCGGTGGAGTTATGAGAAACGGAAAGAGGATGCCGAAACGCCAATTTATGGGCTGGTCAAAGGAATTGAATAAAGGTATCAAAGGTATAATTGATAAGTATATGATCAACGCAACAAAAGCAAATTAGTATGGCTGGGATAGTGCAACCGATGAGAGATATTATGCAACGATTGGAAGGCATAGGAGGTGCATTTCAATTCGTGCGCGTTTGGAATAATCAACTGGAACGTATGCAAAAAAGCGAGGATTATGCATTTCCGCGTCCTGCAGCTTTCCTTGAAGTAATCAACCCTGCGGCGTATGATTTGATTGGCGCCGGGTTCAGTGAATCAGATGTTATATTCAGCATTCATGTTGTGCATGAGTTATATGATTCACAAGATGGAACTATGGATCAGAATTTGGAAGTATTTGATCTCAGAGATAAGGTACTGGCATCGCTTGCCGGGTTTGAGCCTACAGCCTGTAGTAAGTTATTCTTCATAGCAGAGCAACAGGATCATGATCATGATAATCTGTATCACTACATTATAGATTTCAAATGCTCCTTCATTGAGAGTAATACCAGCCCTTACAATCCAGGTGCCGGCAGGTTCATTGATTCAGTGCCGCCTACTACGTTGGTAGTAAATACAACAGAAGCAGTGCCTGGTGATATACAGGACGCTCCGTTCAATTCGATTAATACACCTTATAAAATACCGCAATGAATAAAATGCCAGATGAAGTAAAAGACAAGCTTCTATTGCCTTCAATTAAAGCATTTTCTGCCCCATATAGCGCTGATCCAATAGAATTATACTATGAGGTGCATAAAAGAGTGGAAGCTATTGTAGAAAAGGCATATGCGGCAGGGTATGCACAGCGAGATGCAGAGGTAATGATAGGAAATATAAATCAGGAATAATGGCAAGAACGATAGCACAGATACAACAACAGATAATTGACACAAAAGAGGCAACGCCGGAACTGGTTAACTTAAACAGCACCAGTAAGAGAGCTATATGGAATCTATGGACAAATATCATTGCCACAGCCATTGCTTATCTGGAACAACTCATGGACGCTCTTAAGGCGGCTATAGATCTGGCAATAAGCAAGGGTGCTCCAGCAACGCCGGCATGGATACAGGATAAAGTATTCAAATTTCAATATGATAGCTCTAATCCTCAGATCATTCAGCTTGTCAATACTGTACCTCAATACATAACGGTAAATCCCGCTCTCTGTATAATTACTAGGTGCTCAGTAACCACAGACCTGAATAATGTAGTGCAGGTAAAGGTGGCAAAGGCGGAGCCGCCTGAAGCTCTTGATAGCCTACAACTTGCTTCTTTGCAGGGATATCTTAATACAATCGGTGCTGCTGGAATAACATATCTGGCAGTGAGCGAGAATCCTGATAAGTTATATGTACAGGCAGATGTATATTTCAATGGTGGTTATGGTGCGGTTATTCAAACAACCGTCATAGCTGCTATCAATAATTACCTTGCTATTTTTTCACTCAACCAGTTTAATGGGTCATTGCTCATTAGTGATCTTGAAGCGGCGATTAAGGCGGTCCCCGGGGTGAGTGATGTAGTATTAAGTAATGTTCGAGCAAGGAAAGATGCAGATGTTTTTGCAGACGGAACAGATTTAGTACTTGCTCAACAGGTAATCTCCCGGCTCTGGCCAACCGTAGCGGGGTATATAGTAGAGGAAGATACAAGCGGAAAAACATTTGCGGATAGCTTAAACTTTATTGTAGTATGAGTATCTACGATGTTGATTATAACAAGCAAGCGGTTGAATTGACGCCACCGGATAAGCGATTTGTAAGGCAAATAGCTTGGATAGTGACATTGTTTTCTCCATTGAAATGGCTGCGTGATCTAATCTTTACCAGTTACCGCACCGGCAGTACAGCGCCAGTGTACGCACCAGGTACCTATGCGAAGTACCAGCAAGTAATATACAGGCAGTCGGTATATGTGAGTTTGATTGACAATAACACGGCATCGCCGAACGACACGAATGCATGGCTAAAGATACAGGATAACTTCCTGGGAGCAGAACAGCGGGTGCTGTATGATGGGCAAAAGATAGTACTGGAATATGCACTAAATCAGTGGTTCGGTACACAGTTCCGGCAGCCACCATCCACCAGTGATATATACCTTACTATGCACCCCAGACCACCGGCTGTATTCATCGTTGGAGGTAGTGAGCTTGATTCATCTAAGGTATATTCTGACAGATCATCAGAATACATTATTGATTCTTACACTTTCACCCCTTATTACAATATGACTATTAATGTCCCTATTGCAGTCTGGACAGCATTGGATACGGTAGTCGCTAATAGAGACAGATTCGTAAGATCATTTGCTGATCAATACGTGATAGCAGGTATTATATACAACATCGCAACATATTAATATGAAGAAGTTAGATACATCGCCGATAAGTAATTCAATCGCGTTTCCTGTTAAATCAGGAACGCTGCAACACATTCAATCTGCTTACCAGGAAGCATTAGCGCAAACTACTATTGCGCAAATAGGCGCCGGTTATGATGCCACAAAGTGCTATATCCTGTATGGTCTGGTTAATTCCGGGACAAACCCTGTATATACCATTACTCCCGGCGCAGTGTTTTACAATGGAGAAGTTTTCCTGGTGGATGCAGCCAGCGGAACCCTTACAGGCTCAAATGTCGTTACCGGAGTAATCACAACGACTTTCTTTGCGGCATCCAATGCGGACCCGGTTACCTTCACTGATGGTGTAATCAGAAATGTCCACCAGATACGTAAGGTTACACTACAACCAGGTCTTGCCGGTTCCGGCATTGCTGATTACAATAACTTCCGGGTTATTAACCCATCGACTAATATCGGCGTGGGGGAAATGAAATTATACGTAGGGTCAATATCAGATTTTAGCGGCGGCGTGGGGATCGCGGCAAATGTAAGAGGCTGGGCTATATGTGATGGGAATAATGGTACGTATGACATGCGGGGGAGAGGTCCAATGGGATACGATTCATCAGACTCAGATTTCAACGCAATAGGAACAAAAACGGGAGGTGAAAAAACACACACACTGACTATACAAGAATTGGCATTGCATACTCATGATTGGAGTACGCCGGGCAGTGGTGATGTTTTAGGGGGGTCAGGATGGGTGGCTTCGGCCCGGGACCCAGATGGCAATCCACCAAGCTCATTGAATTCAATAAATTCTACTACTGGAGGAGATATGCCTCACAATAATTTACAGCCATATCGAGTGGTCTTGTTTATCCAGCGTATTTATTAAACAAAATTATATCTATGTCAGAAGGGGGGAAACAGAATAGGTCAAGTTCGAAAGAACGCGAAGTGATTGGCTACCTGAAACCAGGAAACCATGTCATGTTTAACGCGTACAAAGAACTGAATGAGATGGGGAAAAGCGAAGCCCTTAATGTGATCGTGAGACGGTTTTTCGATACAATGCCCCCCGAGGAAAAATTGAGGATACTCAATAAGGATAGGAATTCATACTAACGGATATAAAACCAAGTGGGCTACTGATTACAGTAGCCCTTTATTTTTGTAATGATTCCTGATTATAACCAGGTTCTTATTTCAAAGGAATTTCCGAAAATAACTTCTTCAACATATTGCGCTGAAATGTTATAAACTCTGGTTTTTTCTTCGGAACCGTTAGGGAATGTAATTTCCAGATCATATAGTATCTGTTCCCCGGCTATGTGCGTCTTGAGTACCATGCCCGGTATGGGTTGCATGCCGGCATAAAAACACAATCGTATGATGGCTCCCTTCTGTAAAATTCTCCGGTAATTTGGCAATTTGGCAATATGATGATACCATTCCTGTAATTGAAGGGGACCAGCCATCTGCAATACTTCATCTTCTGTATATATTCTCATAATATGCATGTTCAGCTTACCCTGTCCCCGGTTTTTAACATCAAAGTTAAATAACCGAATCTATATTATGTTACGGGAAACCGTAAAGGCGATCAATTTTTATTAAGATCATATTATTTCAATTTAAGTTCTTCTTCAGTAAGGGCACTAGTTATGTTTCCATCTTCCATTATAAGATTCCCTAATCTCAGTTCAGAGGCTTTGATCATATAAATGCTTCTTTATAATTTCCACCATGCCTATTGCATAACTTAAAATATTCATCTTGACCTTCATCTCGTATAAAAACTATGTCATCTTTAGGAAGAGTATTGAGCCATTCAACAACATCAATAAGTATCGGTTTATTTATAGGATGTCCCATCACCTCAATTTTATCGCTAATCAGATCAATAACATATAATATCATATCAGACACTGATATTCCGCTCATACGCATAGGATCACCGCATCTTGTTATGCCGCAATCATCAGTCATCCATTCCACGGTATAGTCTTCTCTTTCCGGGATATTATATAGCCGATCAAAATAGAAATATTGCTTACTCTGCTTTGCGAACATTTTTGCATCTGTTCCCATGTAAATGATTTTGATTATCCTCAAAGGTACGAATAGTGCCTCACTTTTGACCCCTCCGCTTTTCGCAGTTCTACTTTTGTTATAATGAACTTTCTCTATACCGTAGATCCGTTTGTCGATGAGCCTATAATGCTCATTAATCGTCACATAGGAATGGACGATATAGATGGCATGGGCATCATGGGAGATCTTTTCCAGCAGGAACTGTTAACCCTTGACGGCATGGGATTGAAAAGAATTCAAGTTTGGATTAACTCCCCCGGTGGCGTTGTAATGGATGGATATAACATCTACAATGCAATTCTAAAAAGCAACACCCCTGTTGATACCTACAATGTAGGAATAGCTGCAAGTATAGCGGGTGTCATTTTCATGGCCGGCCGCAAACGCATTATGAGTGATTACGCATCACTGATGATGCACAATCCATTCGGCGGCACCGATAAAAAGCAACTAGATGCTATGAAGAATAGCCTGGTAACAATGCTATCAGCAAAATGCGGTATCACACCTGATGAGGTGTCATACTTAATGGATCGCACCACATGGATCAATGCATCAGAGTGCCTTGAAAAGGGCTTCTGTAATGAGATAGAAGCTACCAGTGATCATAACAAAAAACATATGCCAGCAGTAAGCGCGAAAGCCATGTGGGCAGAATCCAACATCATCTTAAATAACATTTTCAAAGTACCAAACAATATGGACACTGTTATCGCAAAGAATACAGATCTGTCGCTAATTGCGAATTATCTGGGGCTTAATACTGAAGCTACCGGAACATCTATCCTCACCGAGATGAAAAACAAGGTGAATGTTGAGATTTTGAATCGCACAAAGGCTGAAGAGTCTTTGGACAAGTTCAAAAAAGAAATGGACAAGATGAAGTCCGACATGGAGGAAATGGACAACAAGTACAAAGCAAAGTGCAAGGAGTTCGACGACATGCAGGCGAAAGCGAAAGCTGAAATGGAAGAAGCGGACAACAAAGCGAAAGCTGCTGAAAAAGAAGCTGCTACCACTAAAGCAAAGGCAATGGTTGAGGGTTTTGCAAAAGTTGGCAAGATAAAGACTGAGTCAGTTCCTAAATGGGTTGAAAAAGCAGTTGAAAACTTTGACGACGTTAAAAACATGCTGGAAGAATTACCAACAAATGGTAAAGCTGCAGTAATCACCCCGGAAAGCACAATCGACTTAAAGGAAGGTGAAGTGCCAACCAATGCCATGTACCTGATGGCGAAAGTTCAAAACAATCTTAAAAAAGCTAAATAAGCATAACCATGTCTTTAGTGATAACCGATACCGCGTATGCGGGTACATTCGCCAGTTACTTCTGGCTTCCTGCCACCTTCGGTATGGATACCATTCAAAAGGGTGCTGTTTACGTGCAAGATGGTATTAAGAAAGCGCATACGATTGGTCGTATGGACTTTTCTCAACCATTACAGCAACGTCAGGCAACCCCAACCACATCCGGAACATTTACGGTATCTGGGCGCACATTGACTCCGCAGGACTTGATGGTCTATACTGAGTTCAATCCGCGCGATTATGAACAACATTGGCTGGCTGAACAACTTAGCCCAACCCTGTTAGCTCGCGAGCTTCCTGTTACTGCTGAAAACTATATGATGCAGATCGGACTGGAACGTGCCATGGAACAATTAGAAGTAGGTATCTGGATGGGATCTACTACCTATACTGCTGCTCCTGGATCTGCGGGTAATGGACAGATTTGCTTCTTTGATGGTTTCCTGAAAAAGATGGTTAATGATTCTGCCGTTTACCAGGTTCCTTCACCATTGCCTTTGACTGCCGCTGCATCCAGTGGCTCGGTGTATAATATTGTTGATGCAATGAATGCATTGCTGAATCTTGCTGCAACAAATAAGAAGGCGCTATTGTCACGTGCTACCAGGTACAAGCGTCTGAAGTTCTTTGTATCAATCAATACAGAGCAGATCTACCAGACTTACATCACCACCACTTTGACCTTCAAAGGCGTAAACACAACTGAAGAAGGGATCAATAAATTCAAGGGGTATGAAATTGTTCCTCTCGCCGGTATGGCGGATGATACAATCCTATTCTGCGAAGGGTTACCAGAAACGAATTCAAATCTGTATGTAGGCATGAACTCTACCGAAGATAACAACCTTCAGTTACAACGCCTGCAGGCGAACTCTGAATTATTCTTCCTGAAAGGGCTGATGAAATATGACACCCAGTATGGATTCTCTGATCAAATCTTTTTGTTCACAACTCTGACTGCATCATCATTCACTGCATAAGCCATCAATTCTATAAGAAATGAAAAAATCAATTCTCTTTCTTTTCATATCGCTGATAACCTTAGCAGGTTATTCTCAATCAACATCACCGCGCTTTGGCACTGCAGCCAATACGGATAATACCGGCCGCGTACTGACTTACAAGTATGTTTCGGCAACCGATGTTGCAGGTCCCGATAGTCTTATTGCACGACCAAATGCATGGGAGACAATATACCGCATAGTACTACTGGACAGTTTCACGCTGAAACAACCGGTAGTTACCACCTCATACGCCGGAGACAATATTACAATTATAGCATCCGCTGCCAGCGGAACACCATTCTTGAAATTCTCGGGTAGTAATTGGGTAACGGCCGGTACAGCAACATTATCTACTGGACTCCGGGCTATCATACGCTTACGATTTGACGGCGCTAAATGGGTAGAGGCTGGACGTGTAGTACAGTAAAACTTACATCATGAACATAGAAGGCTTGATATCAGTCTTAGAGGGCAATGAAAGCATTACTCATGTGTACTTCGATAAAAACGGTGGATGGTTGTTCGTTCCGAATGTATTACATCCAACAGTGAAGACGAGAGATGAGGTAATCAATGAATACCTGCAGGATGCTCCACCGGTGGATAACACCGGGAAAGAAAACGCAGATTCTCAACAGGATGCTCCACCGGTGGATAACACCGGGAAAGGTTCCAAAAAAAGTAAATAATGGCTGGTCTTAATGACATAGTTTTTATAAAGGGGCAGGGTGGTTTAGGCCGCCCTTTGCCGGGTCAGGACTTCATTAGCGGCATGATATTCTATTCAGCTACTTTGCCAGCCGGATTTACATCAACTACCAGGATACAAAAATTCTACTCTATAACAGATGCAGAAAAAGCCGGTATCACAAATACTTATCCTGACGAAACAAAGGCCGCAGGCACATATACAGTAACAGCAGTAGGCGCTAATGGAGACACCATTAACATCTCTGTAACTGAATTATTCGGACTGGTTATCAACCTGGGTACCTACACAAAGGCTTCTACAGAAACAACTGTTACAGCAGTAGCTGCTGCTATCGTAGTAATCATTAATGCTGGTACGATTACACATGGATATACCGCAACTAATCTCGCTGGTGCAATTACCCTTACGGCACGTCCAGGATTGGGAATATTCCTGAATACCGGCACGCCGATAGTAGTTACAATAGTAGGGACTATTGCTGGTACGCTAGTTCAGTTTGTAGGAGGGGTAGCCTCTAAGATTGCAGTGCAACATTATCATATCAGCGAGTTCTTTCGGGAGCAACCGCAAGGTATATTGTATGTAGGGATTTTTGCAATCCCTGGCTCGTATACCTTCACAGAAATTAATACTATTCAGAACTTCAGTGCAGGTGTCATTAGGCAGGTAGGTATTTTCAAAGATACCGCCGCTTACGCCTCTGGGGATCTTACTGCCATCCATAATGCATGTATCGTTTCTGATGCAGCTCACAAGCCAATATCTGCCCTTTACGCGGCTGACTTAAAAGCAGTTAGTGATATATCTACTATTGCAGATCTGTCGGCACTATCGGCCTATAAAGCCAGCTCTGTAATTGCCCAGGACGGCGCCGCACTTGGGAATACGTTATTCTATACTACCGGCAAATCAGTTACAACCCTGGGAGCAGCCCTAGGGGCCGTTGCTCTTGCTAAGGTAAGTGAAGATATTGCATGGGTGGCAAAATTCAATATCAGTAATGGCACTGAGTGTGATTCGCTTGCTTTTGCGAATGGCGTCTTATTCTCTGATGCAACTGTTACCGATAACCTACTGATATCGCTTAATAATAAACGTCAGATATTCTTACGCAAGTTCGTTGGCACAGCAGGTAGTTTCTTCAATGATAGCCATTGTGCAGTTACGCCTTCTTCCGACTACGCGTATATCGAGAATAACAGAACAATTGATAAGGCTACCCGCGGAATCTATAGTTCTGTATTGCCAAGCCTCAATGGTCCGTTACAACTCAATTCAGATGGAACACTTACAAATGTAACCATTGAGTACCTGAAGAGCCAGGCTGCCATCAATCTGGATCAGATGGTTCGGGATAGTGAATTAAGTGCATATGGCATCACAATCGATCCTACTCAAAATGTATCTTCTACCAGTACTATTATTATAGCTGTCAAGTTGCTGAGTAATGGTGTAGCAAGATTCATTGAAGTACCAATCGGTTATACAACATCAATCTAAGAACATGGCAACACCACTCATAAACGGAATAAATTATAGTTGGGCAAATATTACAGTCGTGCTGTTTGGTGTGCCTGTAGTTGGGATTACTTCCATCAGCTATAAAAGAAAGCTGAAAAAGGAAAATAATTATGGCGCCAATAATCAACCTGTTAGTAGGGGGTATGGCAATTATGAATATGATGGGGATATCGAATTGTATACAGATGAATGGAAGCGTATTATCGATGCCTCCCCAAACCGGGACCCGTTAATTATTGCTCCTTTCGATATACAAGTAGTGTATGAAGGAACCAGACTTACTACTAATCGCGACACACTTCGTTCTGTAGAATTCATGGAAGATCCACTGGAAGCGAAGCAGGGAGATACAAAATTGATGGTAAAGATTCCGCTTATTATCGGAATGATTGAGAGATAACACAACCAAAACTATATGACAACCGAAAAACTCACAAAAGAAGAAATTGAATCTAAAGCAGAAGCACTTTCTAAAATACATGGAGTGGCAGTACGGCCGCTTATTTTTATTGAAGAAGAATCGGGTGAGCAAATCATAGGGTATGTAAAAGAGCCCCCCCGGCTTGTTAAAATTCGCGTCCTTGATAAAGCACTTACCAGTCAGATGACGGCAGCAAGTGAATTGCTTGATCTTATTATCATTTCAGAAGAAAGCGATCCCAGGATTACCAGTGAGAAGCCTGAAAATGATAAATATTACCTGGGCGCAGTAATGGCGGCTATGAATGTAATCAAATTCAGCATCGATACCTACAAAAAAAAATAGAGGAATATAAGATTGATGATTGTAGTAGCGAGGTCAATCGTATATGCGCATTGATACGCTACTATTCTCATTTTACTGTAGACCCAGATAAACTTACAGATGATGAATTATTCAAGACGTGGGGGCAGCTCTGGTTCGCGCTTGAAATAACAGGGCAGACAAAAACAGATTAATTGCATGGCTGAAAACATTCAATATACACTTTCTCTGAAGGATTTATTTTCCAAAACCATTCACGATGCTGATGGGGAGGCGAATAAGTTTGAAGGCAGCATGCATAAAATAAAAGAAACATTAGCAGAAGTCGGTGCCGCAGTAGGAATTGCTTTTGGGATACATAAATTAGTAGAGTTTGGGACTGAACTCTTACATATCAATGCAGAGTTCGAAGGATACCATAACGTAATAAAATATGCATCGCTCGGAACGGCAGATGCCACTGAAAATACAGAATATCTGGAAGATGCAATTCGCCGGTTACATCTCCCTATGAAGGAATCATATGAACAGTTCTCCGAATTGCAGGGAGGCATGTATGGTACTGGAATAGAGGGGCAGAAGCTGCGTAATGTATTCGAAGGTATATCCGAAGCCTCCCTGGTAATGCACATGAATGCAGATCAATTTAGCAGAACCGTGTATGCAATGAAAGAGATAGGTGAATTAGGTACTGTGCAAACCAGGCAAATGAGAATGTTGGCAATGGCGCTCCCGGGCTCAATGAATCTTGCCGCAGAAGCTATGCATATGAATGCAAAGAAGTTTCATGAAGCAATGCATAAAAACGAAATATCTGCAGGCGAATTTCTTCAAAAATTCTCAGCTAAACTCAAAGAGCATTTTGGATCAGGTATTGCGAACGCCAGCAATAGCTTAATTGCTAAAATGAATGATACTCAGTCTGAGTTTATTCGTTTGCAATTACAAATGGGAGAAGATTTGCGCCCAGTATTCGTTAGTATAATGCAAACTATAATTGATGTGATCGGTAAGTTAAAGGAAGTGTGGAAATGGTTCATGGATCATAAGACTATTTTATATGACATAAAGGATGTGCTTATACTGGTCGCTACTGCATGGACGGCATATAAATTAATTCAATTAGGTATAATAGCAGTTTCTAAAATAAGATATGCATGGGATATTTTACAGATTGCAAATCTATATGCCTTAGAAGCTGCTCAAATTAGAGTAACAATTTCTGGGCAAGCATGGGCATATATGCAATCAATTGTAAATGCTGTAATGGCAGCAAACCCTATTGGAGTTGTTATTGTAGCTATAGCAGCTCTCGTTGCGGCCATTATTCTTTGTTATAATCATTTTGAGAAATTTCGCGCCTTTTTATGGGCAACATGGGCAGTTACTAAGGAGTTTGGAATGATTGTGAAAGATTTGTTTACTGGCATGTGGCATTCTATTCACGGGCTGTTTACTTTCAATAAGGATGAAATGACCCTTGGAGGTAAAGAGCAAATGGATGCAATGTTCAATTCTGCAAAAAGAATTGCTGGAGCAGCTAAGGAAGGATGGAATGCAGGGTTGGCGGATTTTGCAAAGGACAATCCTGTCGGGTTAATTAAGCCGGTAACAAAAGAAGGGGGTATTAAAGATGCTCCCGGGTTTGCTCCTGGTAAAGATAAAGGTGCAACATCAAAAGTATCAGGCCATAAAACAGTGAATATCAGGATTGATATAAAGAACCTGATCAATAGTTTTTCTATCAATACCACAAACCTGAAAGATTCTACTGGGAAAATAAAAGAAGAGGTAACGAAAGCATTATTGTCCGCTGTTAATGATTCACAAATAGTTGCAGGACAATGAGTGTATTAGACAACATAGTGATCCCTGTTTCAATTTCTCTTGGCAGTACAGTAGTGCGTGGCTTTCAGATCCGCAATACAAATAATGTAAAAACAAATAATCCATATCAAGACAATATCAACCAAGTAAATAATGCAGACAAAGAATTATATCGCTCATTATTGAACACTCCTGTTGTTTCGAATATTACTTTCTATGCTGGGAAGTATACGGATAACAATGGGATACAAAAGGTATTTGACGGGCTGGTGTATGAAGCGGTATTGCTTAATGTTTCCCAGGCAAAGAAGATTATAAAAACAGAAATACAGGGACGAGATGGAACGGTGAAAGAATATATAGGCATGGATGACTACCAGGTAACTATTAACGGAATTATTACCGGTCCCAATGGTAGATATCCACTTGAAGAAGTTAGGAGCTTAAAAGACATGCTTGATGCCCCTATTCCGATTGAGGTGGCTTGTACGTTCCTTCAGAACTTGGACGTACACACTCTGGTGATTGAGAATTATGAATTCCCCAGGCAAGAGGGGGGCTATTCTTACCAACAATTTAATATAACGGCAGCAAGTGACATACCGCAGGAACTGAAGATCAAAAATAATGTATAGGTGTCTTACATATATTACAATTGTGCAAGCTGCAACAGACGATTTTCCAAATCGTAATAAGACATTGTTTTTTGATTTCGTGAATGAGTTTACTGCAAGCGATACATGGGACTCTTTGACCAATAAGGCTACGCTCATCTTTCCAAAAAACATATATGTGCGGGATGAAAATAATGTACTACTGTCGTTAGAAGGAACGAATAAAAACATAGGAGGATTCTCAGTCAATATTCCAATATTCCTACGTGGAGATAAAGTTACGATTGAGGCAGGGTATAGATATATCGATAATGCTGGCATGGAGAAGTCTGACACATCTATAATGTTTCAAGGCTTCATTTCTAAGGTAACAAGTAAGAAGCCTATACAATTGGAGTGCGAAGATAATATGTGGAAGTTGAAACAGATACAGGCTCCTAATAAGGTGTTTTCTGCAAAAAAATATACCCTGGAAAGTATGGTTAGAGAGTTGCTGGAAGGTACCGGATATACGGTCAACTCCTTAACTGATACCAGTATAGGGGATTTTCGAACACAAAATGAGACGGTTGCTGAAGTGTTAGCGCGGCTACGTAAAGATTTTCATTTTGAAAGCTATTTCAGAGGAAATGAATTACGCACCGGATCTCTTGTGTATATAGAGTCTGAGGCGGTTACAAACACCTTTGCCTTCCAACAGAATATAATATCTGACGAATTAGATTACCAGCGTAAAGATGATGTGGCATTAAGCGCAATAGCGTATTCAATTAATAAGTTTGAACTGGATGGGGAAACAAAAACCGGGCATAAAAGAACAAAGAAAGAACGTCTTTCCGTCTTGGTTTATTTCCAAAACGGAAAGTTTCAGCAGTTCGTAAAACCACCGGGAGAAAAGGCAGACTTCCCTCCAAATACCGGAGGGGAACGCCGGACATTATATTTCTGGAATGTAAAAAGCACTTCGGAACTCGTTGACCTGGCTCATGCAGAATTGCAGAAATATTACTACACTGGATTTAAAGGGAAGTTCACAACATTCGGTATTCCATTCGTTCGCGAAGGAGATAATGTAGTTATAAAGGACCCGATTTTGCCAGAACGAACCGGCACCTACAAGGTAAAGGCGCTGGAATATAAAGGGGGTTATAATACGGGGATTCGGCAGGTAATTACTCTTGATTATAAAATAGGTTCAGACAATGGGAGATAGGGCGATAACAGAGGCGGTGCAAAGGTTGGCAGGAACTCAACTGGCTGACAAAGTAGCTATTGCAGCGTGTACAGTGACCTCTGTAGATATAGCGGCTCGTACTTGTGACTGCATAGAGATAACTGGCCATGCTGGTGTAGAAATACCAAATGTACAACTGCAGGCAGAAGTGAGTGATGGTATTCTATTGATACCGGCAATTGGATCAACTGTCCTGGTAACGTATTCAAAGTATAATGATCCGTTTGTTTCAATGTTCAGTGATATAGACCGCATTTTTTTCATAGGAGGAAATGCCGGGGTAGATATTACTGGAGATACTGTAAAGCTTAATGACGGATCTTTTGGTGGTATAGTAAAGATTGTAGAGTTGGTAGAAAAGCTAAACAATCTGGAGAACCTGATGAATGATTTCATTGAGAAATACAATCTGCATGTTCATCCGGTATCAGGGTCAAGTACGCTGATACCTACAGTGCTGGAAACTGGTACACTTACGCCGACCATACAGAATGAATTGGAAAATACAAAAGTGACTCATGGCATTGAATTATGACATCGCTCTTAATAACAACGACCTGTTGATTCAGGATGGAGATTTCATGATCGTACAATCTGATGAGCAACATATTGCGGATACAATTAACGCCTTCCCTGGATGGTGGAAAGAAAATGCTCCTGATGGAGTTGGGTTGTTGCAATATGTTAAATCTTCTGGAAAGGAGCAAGAAATTGCACGATCAATCAAATTGCAATTACAGAGTGATGGGTACCAGGTAAGTAATCCGTCTGTAACAATTGATCCATATGGGCTGATGATCATTAATCCATCTGCAAAAAAGAATTAATGCAAACATATACAGCAGTAGAAGGACAGAGTTTATATGACGTATGCTTAAACACATATGGTAGTCTTGATTTGCTGTTAAAGATGTTACAGGATAGTGGAGTATCAGATATTAATCAATCTCCGTATAGTGGACAAGTATTTTATTTCGATCCGGAACTGGTAGTAGATCAAGGAATAAATAGGCAGTTAATAGTGACAGATACCAGGTATGCAACGGCTTATAGCAGATTAGGATCTGTATACTACACGGTAATTGATCAAGGAACAAAAGGGACACCTACCAATCCGTATAATCCACCACCCAACCCAAATCAAACAACAATGACTTATGAAATAGTTGGGAATGCTCAATATACCGCTGGTGCTGATGGGGAGGCTACAATTAGCCTCAATTTGATTGGAAAAAATATCGTGCAAATTGAAAAGGATATTATGCCTTTGAAAGATAATCAATGGTTGTGGAATACGAATAGCGGCACACTCACATTGCAGAATGGCGGACAGATGTCTGCTGGAGAAACATTATTTATTCTCTGGTCACAAATGATAACAGTAACAACATGAGAAAGATTATAGGAGTAATAATACTGGTTTTGTTTGCCGTTTCTGTGCAAGCACAGAGCTATATGCCAGTGAGTACTTACGGTTATCAGTGGAAGCGCGGGAAGTTTGATATTGCGCTTCTTATACCGCAAGGCGATGGTAGTACTCTACCTTCTGACACAATCAGAAATGGGGCACTGAGGTATGGCATTACGTCCGGAACTCTTCAGATTTGGAAAAACGGATCATGGAGTAATATTTCATCAGGAGTTGCTCTGGCATTAGATTCTGCCCGTCGTTCTAATGATACACTCTTCTTCCGGTATACTACCGGCGGAGAATTGGCGGTAAAGATAGATTACATTACAGCTTCACACGGGTTAACCAAAACCGGGAGTGATATACAATTAGGGGGTTCGTTCGGCACTGATTTTAATGACATTACTGTTTTAGGTTATCAGGGATCAAATCTGTTATTACAAGGTACAACCGGAACAAATTACAATACTGACCCGGATGCATCTCAACTAAAAATAACAGGCGGCTTGGTGGAGATAGCCGAAACAAATCGTACTCACGGTGGTTTCGAGACATTCAGACACGGTACAGGGGTAGTATCATTTTTTGGCACTGCTTCGAAAAACTTTTGGGCTTATGGTATTAATGGATCTACCAGGTTAGATATAGATCAGGATTCAATAGGTTTGCAAAGTAAATTAATCGGAATGGTAGGTCCAGTTCGAATTAATTCAGTTATGAATAATACGAATGCAGATAGCACTCTGTATACGGATTCTACTGGCAATCTTAAGCAAAGATTTTTAGCGATTGCGAATGTAAAGAACCTGGCAGATAGTCTTATTAATATCAGACAGAATTATCAAATCGATACTATACAGGGCGTATCGGGATTATATACTTATTCGGGCAATGCAAAAATACTACTCGTTAAAGATTCGATAAGAGGCGGAATATTCTACAAAACATCCTATCAAAACGCGTCTGATTCTGGAACTGTGTTCGGGAACTGGAACAGACAGTACCAAAAAGGGATCGTGCATGTTGGATGGTTTGGTGGTAAAACTGATATCCATATCCAGCAGGCTATTAACGTAGCCGATACCGGCGGAACAGTGTATCTGCAGCCGCGAAGCAGATACATCATTTACGCCACCATTAACCCGCGCGACGGACAGCGCATTCTTGGCAATTTTGATACATTGCAAAGATGCAATGAGGTTAAAGCAGTTCTGCAAACAGCAATATCAATAGGTGGAGGAAACAGGGTGTTTGATGTTAGTTCTGCTACAGGGTTTACCGTAGGGGGGCTGATAAACTTTTACTCGGCCAGTAATAGCAACGGTTCTACAGCGGTGCATAAGATATTAAGTATCTCCGGGAATACCATTACGACTGATTCAGCGCTTTCGTATCAACAGGCGTATGCCGTTGGAGATACCGTCATTACTGAATTTACGATGATCGCAAACCATTTTGGAGGCGGAACCTACCTCAAAAATGTAGCTGTTGACAATATAGTATTCGATGGAAATAAAGCAAATAACACATCACACATTTATTGGGCCTTTAATGCTGCCGCTTCGCTCTACTGTGATAATCTGAAAGTAAGTGAGTGTTACTTCATCAACAGTAAGGCAGATGGCCTTATAATGGGAGGTGATAATCCTATAGTAACTCATTGCACATTTTTAAACGGGAATAGCAACGGGGTGCATTTATCCGGAACATATCACCCTGTTATCTGTAATAATTACTTCTATAACAACAACCTGAATATTAACACCCTTCACAATGAAGGGCATGTCACTTTCAGTGATTCAATATTCCAGGCTGACATATACTCAAATTATTTCAGAAAAACCACCTTATCCGGCGTGGGCCGCGTAGGCTCATCACTGAATGGCGGTAGTAGTAATGTCAGCATCCACGATAACGTTTTTGATAGTTGCTTATTTGCACCGGTAAATATCGGCAATGCCTCCGTCCTCAATCCTTCAATATTTAATTTAAACATATCTAACAACAGGATCTACAATTGCGGAAGATTGGGCGTAACTGGCATAGGTGGTACGCTTGATAGGACGTTAGGTCCAGGGAGAACAAATATAATTGGCAACTTATTCATCAACTCTTTTGTTGCCTTAACACGGTCAAACAATATAAATATGTCGGGCAACACTTTTTACAAGGACGCTAGTTTCGTTGCAACGCAGGCATCTTACGTGTTTTTGATTGACAACGAAAACATTACGATTACAGGAAATCACTTCATGGGAAATATTGCATATGCCTTGGCGTGCGATAATTCCACTACACTAACCGGAACCTATAAGGATAAGGGTTACCTGATCAGTAATAATGAATTTATAGACCAGTCTATCCGGTCTATTCAGTTCGTTTCGAAAAACTCAGGCACGTTTGAAAATATCAAAATCAGTAATAACAACTTCAAGAATAGCGTATCAGCGAATGCAATTGTTAATATCGGTAGCGGAATTGAATTTAGCTACAACACAATGAACATTACAAACGGGTCTGCATCTGCTGCTATAGCATGTCAGTTCGGAGGGACCAGTTTATTGGATAGCGCTAAAAATGTATTGATAAAAGGAAATTCTATACGGATAACATCTGGATATGCCATCAGGATCGGATACGGTACAGGTGTTCAGGTAATAAATAACACTTACAATATAGGCTCAAACGTTAGTAAGCCAGTGCAGGATTCTGCAACAAACGGCGCATATTATGCGTATAACAAGATCACTGATTCGTCATATACCGGTATAGGCATGGCTGTTCCACTGGCAAATTTTCATGCTTCTGGATCTGTTAGGTTTGACCTGGGAAGCGATGCAAAGTATGACACCTATTACAGAGATTCCGTTACTGGTAATATGGTTAGACTGCCAACTGGTACATATGGACAATTAAGATATGCAGGGCCGGGCGGTATACCTCAATGGCATACATTGATAGCGGGTGATATTCCCGATTTACCTACATACGTAAAAGTTGCTGACACTGCAACGGCTTTTGCCGGGTACGCATTGTTAAATGGAAGGTCAGGCGGCCAAACTCTTCACGGAAGTAATGCCGTGTCAGGAAATGAGGTATTAACATTGAAGGCCACACCTAGTACTACAACACCATTTACAATTGATAGCTCAGGTATGAAAGGCGGTGACGGTCCTGCATCAGCTAATGCAGTTTTCAAAGCGTCTAAAACGTACGTAAATCCAACGTCAAACCCTATGGGATTCAGGGCAGATATCACAGCAGTATTAACAACAAGTCCTTATGCCGGAGGTATTTTAGGCGGTCAATTTACACCAGCTATTGGAACACAGAATACACAGAATTGGACTGGTGCTGCGGCTATGCAGGGCGTATCTGCGGCGCCTACTATTGCAGCAGGAGCAACTGGTACGGTTGGCGGGGTTATAGGTGGTACATTCTCACCTAACCTACTGTCTTCCGGTACAACGGTAACTAATCTGGTTGCCCTGAGAGCTTATTATGCATCAGCATTAGGAACAATTACTAATAAGACATTGTTGTTGTTGGGGCAAAGCACACCCGCGTTAGGCGCTTGGAATATATACAGTAACAGTAGTGACAACACTTACCTAGGAACAGGTAATACCTTAGTTAATATATCGGTAGATAACGGTCTTGGTCAGAAATTACAAGTAAACGGACGAGTATCTATTTTCCGGGCTACACAATCAAGCGATGCTGTCTCAAAGGCACAATTAGATAGTTCAGCGCATGCATCCCCAGGGACGCCTACGTTTACTCCTGCTGCCAATATCAATAATTTTTTAGGCACCGGATATTCTTTAACAGTAACGGGAGATGGCGACATGACGACTGTTACATTAACTACGGGTACGGGGATAATATCTACCGGTACAATAGGCAACATAAATTTGATAACCTCCTATCCGTCTACACCGATATCAGTTTGGTCACCAGGCAATGTTAGTGCAGCAATAGGTGGAACTGGAGTAGGTTTTAATGCAACGTCTGCGAATACTATTATAATGTTTAATAGCACCGCGTTTGCCGCTTCAACGACTTATATATGGAACATATCAACAGGTTTATAATTTTCAAAAGGATTGTCATGAAAGAAAACGTATTAGCATTCATTTCCGGCGGAGTATCTGGGCTACTTGCTGGACTTGGGCAACAATTACTAACTACTGCAATATTAGGATTTGCAGGAGGAATATTCGGTATTGCAGGTAAGGACATTTATAATTATTTCAAGAAAAAAATAAAATAATGGAAGAGATAACAAGTTTTATTCACCACATAAATGTTGTGGTATTAGTGTTGGTGCTTTTAGGCGGATTATTCGCAAAGAACTACATGAGCAATGTAAACATACCGGTGGCATTCAAAACACTGATAATTGGCACGCTATTCGTCGTTACGTGGATTCTTGTGCAGATTATCGCAAAGAGTTTTGATGTTAAGCAGCTGCCTGATTATTTTATCACGTATTGTGTAGCAACCTCTCTCTATGAACTGCTTCTGAAATATGCTCTTGATCTACTCATGAAAAAATTAGGTAATGAGTAAGGTAATCATTTTGTTGATGGTATTCTTCTGCTCCTGTGCGACAATACATAAGAATAGTTCGTCCAGTACGAATGATCAACAGCATATTGATACCAGCTCACAGGAACATCAATTTCAGAAAGAAACTGTAACAGAGGAAAAGAGCACCGTTCAGGTAACAACTGATGCGGATAGCGTTCAGGCTTCTGGCAGTATATCTACAGAGGATACTACGGAGTACACGCAGACGGTTGAAACTGATGACATGAGCCTTACAACTACCATGAAGCCGAAACTGAAGAATGGGAAGGTAACCGGATATGATGTGAATAGTAAGGCAAAGGCAAAACCCAAAACGGTTGATATTCCTATTGACAAGAAGACAATAACAAAGGAAAGCGGGTTAGATAAGCAGCAAACGGGCATTACAGACGCGAAGAAACAAATAGCGATTATTAGTAGCAAAGATGTCCATCGTCTGAATCTGGCCGGCATAGGTGTCATTATTGGTATCGTTATTCTTGTTCTGCTATTTATTTACTTCAAATTTTTTCGATGAAAAACAGCTATCCAGAGAAGCCAGAAGTGAAATATCAAAAAACAACCGTTGAGATGGGCGCCGTTGTAGGATACCTGCAAGTACTGCAGGTGTCTGTAGAAGTCAAACGAGCTGCTTATATTATGTTCCGGAATGAATCTGCAAACGGTACAAAGGGATTGAATAACAACTATGCCGGCGTGCAGGCGGACTCAGGTAGGTGGCCTGAAAAGTGGGATAACGAAATAGTAGGAACCGTCGCAAAAACAGAAAATGGTACAGGTAAGGTGCGACTATTTGTAGCCTTTCACGGCTGGCAGGATAGTATTAATTTTTTGATTGATCGGGTCCAGGATCGGGGGCTGTATATAGGCGGATATGCGCGGCTCATAGCGAAGATGCGCATTACAACTCCTACTGAACTGGCAATAGCTTATAACCGCGATTGGGTGAAAGGATTGAAAGCGTATAACCCTACCGAAACGGAAGTAGCAAATTTCCTTTCTATGTACAGACAAGCTGCAAAAATATTTCTCTAA